GGGATGCCGCCACCTGCGGTTCGCCCCCTACCGGGATGCGTTCTCTACTACGGCCCCGCCCACTTCTCACCAGGATGCCCCAGGATCGATTTTGACCACCCCAACCATGTCCACACATGGTCCAACCCCTCAAAACGCCTCCTAGCGCCTCCGGCAGCTCAAGGCGAAGTATTCGCCACAAGCCTTGAAAACGGAAAAACCCGGCAATCCTCAATGCCACGTGGGTTCGCTGCGCTCACCCGGGAGGCTTTGAGAAAGAAGAAAAGCTGGTTCTCGCCCCGGAACCCCACTCTTAGGAAAAGAAGAAACAAACCCAGATCCAAAGCATAGCAAAGCAAGGGTGCATAGTTGGTCTATAGACAATTACATGACATCGATTTTAGTCATGGAAAAACCTTGACACCTAGCGCCCTTTTTAGCCACCCTCAAAACCATCGCCAAAACTTAACCAGAACCAACCTAAAACCAGCCCTATGACAGGATGGACACCACTGTTTCAACAGATTGTAGGATCAAGTGTTTGGAGCGCTCAGAACCACGTCAGGATTGCCTGGATTACCATGCTTGCGATAGCGGACAAGTTCGGGGTAGCGGCCTGCACTGTAGGGGGTCTTTCAGCCCTTGCAAGAATTTCACGGGAAGAGGCGGAGGATGCCTTGAAGGTTCTCTCCTCACCGGATTCGGACACGCTTACTCAGGCTAATGAAGGTAGAAGAATCGTCCGGGTTGAAGGTGGCTGGAAGATCCTTAACTGGGAGATTTACAGGGCTAAGGCCAAGGCTGCTCTTGTACGTGAATACAATAGAGAAGCCCAGGCCAAGTACCGGGATGGTCAGAAACAGTTTAAGCTGGATGTGGAGCCAGTTCAAAGGCAGTACCATGTAGATGCTCGCTCTGTGCTGGCTTATCTAAATGAATGCTCTGGGAAGAAGTTCCGTGATACTGATCCTAACCTGGCCTTGATCTCTGCCAGGTTAATTGAGTCAGGAGTAAGTGCTGACGGAGTTAGGATCATGATCCATCGCATGACCAGGCTTTGGAAGGCTACCAAGATGGAGGAGTACCTGCGCCCTGAAACACTCTTTGGGAAGACTAAATTCGATAACTACTATGCAGCCAAAGACCAGCCTATCTATGACGCCAACGACAAACCTAAGCCAGCTACTTCAACCACCGGGTGGGGTGAGCAGGGAGCAACCCCTGGGGACCCTGATCTGCCGGGTCTGTAACGAACAGGAGCAATCACTCCAGGTTGAACCAGCCAGGTACGCTTTCCATACATGCCGGAAGTGCATTGAAAAGTTAGCATCTGATTGGATTCATGGCAGCTGCCCTCCTGAGTTCCTGGCCACGGACACGGCCAGGCTTCCACAGGCTCAGTATCTCAAGGCCATGAAATGGGAGTACGGCGGCAAGGGGCTTTTGTTCTGGGGGCCTACCGGCAGGTGCAAGACCAGGGTACTGTGGCTGTTGATTCAAAAACTTGCTGTTCATCTTGGCCCTGATTCCATCCATGTCTTCACCGGCACCGACTTCGGCAACAAGCTGGCCCGGCACTACAAGGAAGAGGACGCGGAGGAATGGCTTGAACAAGTGAAGGGTTGTAAGCTTGTCATCTTCGATGATCTCGGGAAGCTGAAGTTAACTGACCGGGCTGAGGCTGAGCTGTTCGATGTCATCAATCATAGGACCAGCTGGCACCTTCCCATCATTGCCACCACCGAACTGGACGAGGCAGGCATGGCGGACAGGATGTCCTACCATCGTGGCCCTGCTTTGATTCGACGACTCCGGGAGTTCTGTGAAGTGATTAGTTTCTAAGCCAACAAACAACAACAACCAAACCATGACACCAACAAAAACCATCGCAGACCTGATTACTGAAGCCCACGCCAACTCCATCGCTCACGGCTTCTGGGAAGCCAACAACGACATCGGCAACAAGCTTATGCTGGTAAACACGGAACTCTGTGAGTTCTTCGAGCGCTACCGGAAGGGAGACACTGCCGCAGATGAGCATTGCCCGGCTTATGCAAATCAAAAGGTGGAGATTGCCGATGCCTTCATCCGGCTCTTTGATCTTTGTGGGCACCTTGTCTGGTTAGACATCCAGGAAGTCATCGAGGCCAAGATGAAATACAATGAATCAAGGCCCTACCTTCATGGGAAGAAGTTCTAGGGCTTCCTTATCCTTAGGCGGAAGGCCTGAAACAGGATCTGCTTTCCTCTGCCGCGCTTAATCAACTTGAAGTTCATTTTATGGACCAGACCGCAGTCACAGCACTTCATGAAGTAGGATCTTCTTCTTGGTGCCACCCACTCTCCGTCTGATATTTCTTTGTACCTCATATCGCTTTATCAGGTTACCCATGTGCTCCTCAATGATTAAGAACCACGGTCTGGGATTAAGTGCGTCCGCTCTGATGGAATCAAGGATCTCCTTCACACACTTGGCGGCGTATGTACTGATTAACAAGCCATGATTAGTTTCATCTTTCATGGCTCCACGGTGTAGCTGCTTTATGGCACGCCATCAATCCGTACAAAAACGGACCCCTCCGTGCAACAACACACGGAGGGGCTTCTCACCACGGGTCGGAAGGAGGACCGACTTTGAGTTGTGGCGAAAATTAAGACTTTCCTCTTTCCCGCTCTTCCTTCACGCCCTCGGCCTTGGAGGCAATGTTACTGGCCACGGCGGCTTGCTTCATATCTTCCTTCCACTCAGAGAAGCGGCTGTTGATTTCCTTGTGAACTACATGGACAACGTTTTCGATTTTACCAACCTTCCATAACGCGGCCATAGCTACCAAGGTTGGGGGAAGGCTGGCTATGATTGCTACAGTAACGGCATCGCTCATAGGTTTTTATGGTTACACTTATTCCGGGAGAACTCCCTCCCGTGTTGCTATGCGATAGAATCTAAACTCACTATCCACGTCAAAAAAATAGTCAGGTTCTCCGGTCCCGTCTATTTCAGGCTGGCAAGGAGACCAGCTGGCTAAGTCGTTGGAACTCTCCAAGCCGTAAATCCAGTTCGTCTCGGTGGCAAAGTCCACCCGGAACATCCGGCAGTAATCTGCTGCTGGCTCGTTCGTGTCAGTTCCGTTTGCGAAAATTGATGAGGTAATCAATGCGGGAATCACGCTCTGCAATCGAAAGGACGCACCGGAAACATTTGTGCGATTTGTGCGGATAACAGTCGGCAACGGTGGTGGAAGATTTGTGTTTAGCACCCGGAACATTGAACGCGGCTGAACGGCTATGACCAGCGGGGCGCTTGTGCTGGTGATGACCGCCATGGTCTTCCAATTAGACAGGTCTCCTGAGGACTGCAACGCCAGCGCATCCACAGGTCCGGTTATGCGCAGGTTCTGTGGCCCAAACGACCTGTTCGTCCATGAAGCTTCGTTGGAGTAGTCGCTTCGGATGTTGTTCGTAGAAATCGCATAAGCCGAGAAGAACCACAGACCCGGCCCAAGATTGCTCACGGTTACACTAAGGCTTGTCTTGGAGAAGACGAAGTTGGTTGGGTAGGTAAAGGCATGGTTAGTGCCTCGCGATGCCTGTCCGTAGGCTATAGCGTAACTGGCTACGAACGTGGACGTGGAAGCGTCGAAGGTGGCAACGACGGAGCTGGTCGCCGCGAATGATGGCACGCAGGCCAATAACCACAGCGAAGCTACCAGGAGAAGTTTCTGTTTAATGTACAGGTAGTGTTCTATGTTCTTCACGGTTTGATCGTTTAGCTGCTTGCGTATCTCCGGATGCTCGACATCCCAATCCCAAGCCTTCTGCTGAATCTGCCTTGTTAATTGCTTGCTGATATTACTTCGCCAGAAGCGCCTTGGGTCGGATGGGTTCAATAATTGGCTCACTTTCCTGGGTGAACTTCTTTTTGCAGGAGACGCATCTAAACGTTAGAACCTTTGTTACCGCCAGGTTTTGGTCAGGCAGTGTCATGGCGGATGTGTTACGAGACGAGATTGGTCGCAGGGTGTTTTTAGCCTGACAGCATTCGCATTCTGTGACGAAGTTCCTTGTCAGTGCCTGGTCTGGCGGGATCGGCGCAGTGGAGCAGGAGCAAAGAAAGATCGGGAGCAGAAAGAGTATCTTCATTTTATTATGGCAGTATCGATTATTTCTCACTGTCATGCCTGCCATCTTCCGTTGTCAAGGTCCATCCATTTGTCCTGCCATACTCATGCACCGACTCATCCACCCATCCAATCATGTACTTAAGTCCTTTGGTTGTGGCCTTCACGACCTTTCCTTCAATCAGAACATAGCCAATGTCCTTGAACCCGGATCGGTCTCTGATAATGATCTTGGTCATGCGAGTGATGGTTATCGGCACCGGTTACGTCGGATCAGCTTATGCCAGGATGTTGCACTACCTTGGCTTTCATCCGTTGATATTGTCAAGGTCGTGGCTTGATTACACAAACCCGGAGGAGCTGGAGTTCGTTCTTCGTTCCTACCAGCCTGACTGGGTCATTAACTGCGCTGGTTACGCTGGCAGAACGGTGGATGATTGTGAAACGAACTGCCTTGAATGTTACGACGCCAACCTGGTCCTGCCTTACAACATTGCTTTGGCGTGTGGCAAGATTCCGTTGATTCATATTTCCACCGGTTGCGTCTTCGATGGTCCTGGACAATTCACGGAAGAAGACTGTCCAAACTTTTTAAGGACTGTTTACGGAGTGACTAAACTCAATGCCGAACAGGAGATTCTTAACATCAAGGACAATTGCTGGATCTTCCGAATACGAATGCCGTTCAATCATCAGAACCATCCCAGGAACTGGTTAACCAAAATCAAGAACTACGAACGTATCCTCGATGGGATTAACTCAGTTACGTTCCTCGACGAGTTCTGCATGAGGAGCTGGCAGTTATCCAACAAGGCTAAGCCTGGAATTTATCATGCTGCTTATTCAATTCCGGTCAGCACGCTTGTGGTAGCTAGGATGATCAGGCCTGATGTGGTGGAATATGATCCGGACGAGTTCTTGAAGCATCATGTTCCACGCAGCGCCGCCGTGCTGGATTGCTCCAAGTTCGAGAAGGCCTATGGAGCCACCTTCGGAGATCCGATGTGCGCCATCCGGTGGTGCCTTGCTCAGATGGAAGCGGCCACCATGGTCGGGGATCGTTCTGGTTGTGCCGTGGAAAGATCTGATCTCCTTACCATATCAGACGGGGCTTCGGCCAGGATTGGATATGCAACCGTGTCGAATGGATGTTTGTGATCGTCCTCCTTCACGTACTCTGCATCTCCACCCTGTCTTAGGTTTGCGAACATGGCTCTGGTTTTATCCAGCTGCGCGGAAACGTGCAGGCGCTTTTCGTAGAGTAGTTGCCAGAGAAGTTTTACTTTGTCCCGGTTTGAGTTCCGGTATTTCGGGGCTGCATCCAGTGCGATCCTTCCACCCGAGGCTTCGTACACCATCGCAGCGTCAGTGGAGTTTGCGGAGGCCCGGTACTGAAACGCGGATGAGTCAGACCAGTGACGCCATTTAATTTCCATCCGGTGCTGCGTCTTCATATAGGCGTTCCAGTAATCCATCTTGGCCAGCGCAGCTTCCGTGAACTGATTGATGGAGATATGAGTCCGGATGACCACTAGCTCGTCGATGATGGAGAATGAGATTACCCTGCGGTTGGTTCCTTGGATTTCCGAGATCACCTTCTCGATGATGTGAAAGGAATGGTTCTTTGATTCCCCCATGTCCCAACCGGTCAGCAACGAGGTGCATTGAGGAGTCGGAACGATAACCTCTCTTTCGTCTTCCGAACAATCAACCTTGCCAACCACATGGATCTCCTCATCCCAGACATCGTGGAAGTGTCCGTCAGTCAGATCTTGTTCCCACTTTCCTTCGATGAATCTGGCGTACCATTTTTTCCTGCGCTTGTAGCGCTCAATAAGATCGTTCTTAGCGTTCTCGTCCAGCTGTGGGTTGTCGTTAATCATCACTAGGATTCTGTGCAGTCTGTCCTTGGCGATGATGGTTTGTGGATCGTTGTCGTCTGTTTTAGAATCCTTGAACTTGAACCAGCGGTCATGCATCCAGTTGTTCGGTCCGGTATCTGGAGGATTGCAGTCACAGATAATTTGATGTTCTTCAAATGGAATGAACGGGGTCAGTCGAAGGGCATCACAGAGAATGTCGAAGGCGTGTTCCGTGCAGTATTGATCCAGCTCAGACAGCCAGAACATGGAGTAGCAGGAACCCTTGAACTTTGCCTCCACTTCCTGAGCATGCTCCAGGGAATGGCATTGAATTTCTGAGATGGTTCCATGACGGTTCCGTATGCGGACAAAGGACAGCTTGGTGTCTCCGGTGGTCTTTGGACCTTCCACGATCCTGAAGCCGTAACAGAATCTCTCCCAGTGTTGCAGTGCCCGGCACAACAGGAACCAGACCCCGGCGCTCTTGGCGTTCTTGAGCGTCTTGCAAACAATGGCTGCCATGGCCCCGTTTACATCGAATGCATGGCGGATGACCTTGTGGATAATCCCGAATGTTTTCCCGCTCATGCGCGGCCCGTGGACGAGCAGATACCTGTGGTAATCGTTAAAGATCTCAAGCTGTTTTAGGTTTAGCGGAGGAATCCAGCAGGGCGGCTTGCTGGCGTCGTAAACGAAGCCGCTGTCATTTACCTTGATTAGCACAGCTCAAAGTGGCTAATTGGCATCAATATGCCAAGCACAATGGTTTTCGATATGTCAGATCCCGGCGTAAAGGCAATGGTGGACGGCTGGGATGATAACACCGAGTACATGGCGATGGTTAAGGTTAAAACGGGGGCAGGACCACAACGTAATGTCTCTGAGGTAACCAGCTTTGAGCCACACGATATGGAAATGATGGAAGAGAAGATGGAAGACAAGATGGAGGGGAACTCGGCTCCAATGGGAAAAACGGCCAAGGCTAAACCGGAAGTAAGCGTTAAATACTAATCAGATGCCAGCTCCAGTCCAGGCCCTGATCAAGAAGGGTGGTAAGTACAAGCTTGATCCGGACAGCCTCAAAGCCGCCTTCAATGCCAAGACCATTGAGGAGAGGCCTAAGGTAAAGGCGCTGGTTGAGAGGATTCGTGACGTTATCAGGGACGGCATCAATCGAAACCGCAGGGACTATCGTTTGTTCAAGGCCATGGACTGGGCCTATGATTCTCCGTTCTATCAGGTTTCATACACCCAGCTGAGGGGGCTTCTCAGCAACAAGCCGGATGACAAGAAGGTGATGGAGACTGTCCGGCAATGGGGGCTTACACATTTGTTGAGTGATGTTCTAGATTCAAGCGGTAAGCCATGTTGTGATGCAACCACCGGTCTTCCAAAGAAATCAATCAACCTCCCGGTCTTCTTCAACATCTTCATTCCGATTGCGATGTCATACACCACCATCAGGTGGGCGAAGCTGTTCAATGATCGGAACCTGGTTCCGCTTTACAAGTATGAGCCGGTTCAATTCACCAAGGAGAACCGGCTTCGTTGTGAAGTTATCACGCAGATTGTCCAGCGTCAGTCAGCGTGGTTTGGTTATCCGGCAGATCTTCGACAGTCCATTCTGCAAACCCTGCTCTACGGGTTCTGCATAAATTTCCCACGGGAGGCGTGGTATTCAGAGAAGCAGGATGATGGAACTGGAACCGAGAAAGTAATCCGTGAGGGGCTTCGTTTTGATATGCCCCACCCCAGCCGGATCTATTACGATCTGTACCACCGGCTTTCCACTCTGAATACTAACTCTGGCTGCGAGTACGCCGGTCACTGGATGCTGAGAAGGTACAAGGACATTCATGATTGTCCGTTGTATTGGAACAAGGATCTAATCTCAATGGGTTCGGTTGGCTGGTTTGATGTGAAGAGTGATTTCCTGGAGGAAGTGTTTCCGTGTCAGATGACGTTCCCTGAGAACATCTCTGATGGTCTTGGTGGGGCTGGTGCTCTGGATCGCCAGACAGAAGCTTACCGTTCCTATGGACAGGGTGATTTCAACACTGCCACTCTAGTCACTGAGCACTTTCAAAAGATCATCCCGAGCGAGAACGGGCTTGGAACCTACGAGCATCCGGTGTGGTTCCGATTCGTCATGGCATCGGACAACGCAGTGATTTGGGCGGAACCTTTGGCGTTTGACCGTCTTCCCGTTTACGCCTTTGACGCAGACTTCAACCGTGCAAGGTTCCGCTCTCTTGTTCTTGAAATCATGCCGTTCCAGGATCATGTGGGCAATCTGATGACCCAATGGATTGCGGCGGTTAAGGAGAACCTTATCAACCCAATCTTTGTTGATAAGGAGAAGATGCCAGCCGAGGCGTTGAGCCAGCTTCAGAATCTCGGTTACAAAAACTTTGGTGGTCGCCAGTTCTTTCCATTTTCTTCCACTGAGAATTATCGCTTCAAAGTGGATCAGCGTGAGGCGTTTTATTCTCCACAGCTGACCAGGCACAACACTCAGGAAATTGCGGCTACCATCGAAGGCGTGTTGAATATGCTGGATCGGGTAATGCAGTTAAGCCCGCAGGAGATTGGCCAGGCGGCGTCACATGAACAGACAGCGGAAGAAACAAAGGTCATCTCCCAGAACACATCCACCAGGGTAACGTTCACCGGATCGTTCATTGATGATGGTGATTACGCCAAGAAGGTGATGCTGTACGACGCTATGATGGCCTACGCTGATGATGACATCACGGTTGGCATCTCGTCTTCCTTTGCTTCCACTGAGGAGGAGCTGAAGAAGCTCATGACTAAGGTTGGTCTCACTATTCAGGATGATAGCACCTACGATCCTAACGATCCTGATTCCATGCGGACCGTGAAGGCCAAGAAGAGCGCATTGCAAATGGAGTCGTTTGCTTCGACTCGTGATGCGAGTGAGCGGATTGATAACCCGGCCATTGCTGATGCCATGTCCAAGATGTTCCTGGCGGTGGCTAACAACCCGGTCCTCATCCAATCCATAGGAGCCGTTCAGCTGGTTGAGTTGCTTAATCAGATCATCGTCACTGCCGGGCTGCCAAAGGAATTCAGATTGAAGGGCAAGAACGTAGATCCAGCCGCCCAGCCAGAGCAGCAGGCCGAACAGGTTAATCAAATGATTTCGCAGTTCGCGGAGCAGGTTAAGCAAGCCATTGAACAGTCACAGCAACAGACCCTGCAAGCTGCGGCACAGCAAACTCAGCAGCTCGTTGGAGAGGCAGTTGGGCAGGTGGCTCAACAGATTGCACCAATGGCTGAGGCTATCGCTCAAGGCAACCAGATCAACCAGGTTCAGCAGGCCGAGATTGAGAAGATTAAGCAGATGATGGCTCAGGTTGCTCAGGCGGTTGCCAAGACGGCTCAGGCCACCCAGAACGTCATCGCTCCTCCACAGCCACAGATGGCTCCGATGTCTCCGGCCCCCGGAATTGGCGTTCCCGTTTAACGATCCCGTCGGTGTTTAGATTATGGCAGTCACTATCACGTACTCGCGTATTCCAGTCGATCCAACCCAGCGGGCCGATTTGGAAAAGCTTTTCGGATCACCGGCTTTTCTTCTTCTAAAGGAGATGGTGGCAGCCAGCTGCATCACCTGTCAGGTTGATGCCATGAACGCCGCTTTATATCCAGACAATGAGGATGCGGAAGTTAAGGTGAAGGCATCCAGGGCAAAGGCCGCTGGATACAATCATGTGCTGGATATCCTTGACGACATGAGTGGGGAAGAGGAGAACTGGTTCACAGTAAAGCTTGAGCACAACAACCAATAACGTCATCACCGACTAATATGCCTGCCGAAACACCTCCAGTTGCGCCGGAAGTTCCAGTTACTCCGGCTACAGATACTGATATTCCACCGGCTCCGAAGATGATCATGCCAGAGGATGATCCCAACCTTAAGCTTCAGCAGATGGTTAGCAGAAGGGGTGCTCCAAAACCTGAGGACAAGGCAAAGGAAGTTCCAAAAGATGACGCTAAGAAGGAGGAAAAGCCAGCAGAAGAGCCTCCTGTAGACAATAAGAAGCTCTCTGTACTGATTGGAAAGGCTCTTGGTTTTCGTGATGAAAAGCCCAAAGAAGACGCTAAAAAGCCTGAGGATGCCAAAAAGGAGGAGGTTAAGGAGGAGAAAAAGGTCGAAGATCCACCAAAAGAGGCTGCCAAGACCATTGTAAAGCCGAAGAAGACTGACAAGGCGTCACCGGTGGCGGCACCGGTGGCAGATCCGGTCAAAATGGCAGCCGCTGCGGCTACTGCTGCGGTCAAGGCGATGATTCCAGAGCAGAAACCGCCCCAATCTACGACTCAGACACCGGAAGATCTGTTAAAATCAGACGATCTTCACGAGTACGAAGTGGCTCAGTACCTGGCCAAGTCCAATCCCAGGTTCAAGGACGCTCCTAAGGTGATTCTTGAGCATGTAAAGAAGGCGGAAGCCTATGCGAACCGCTGGGAGCAGGACAACAAGGGCAAAACTTTCGATCCGGACGACGAAGAGCACGACGATTTCTACTCTTCCCTTGAGAAGCCATGGAAAGATCATGAATTTAGGATGGCCGAGACCGAAATGGTCGCTGAAAGGGTAAACAAAAGCAGCAAGAAGGAGTCGGATGATAAGATCCATGAGCTGGAAGTTGAGAACGCCAGGATCTCCATCACTCCAGTCATCGAAAGAACCTATACTGCGGCTGCCGGGTTGCTGGCCAAGAAGGTTGGCGATGACGTTCACGAGAAGATCGTCAAAGGCAGCTTTGAAAAGTTCTCCGAAGAAGATCCAATCACAGCAGAGGCGCTGGCATCAACGATAGGATCATTGCAACCATTGATTGAGGTGGCAATTCAGCTGGATGATCCGAAGTCCAGGTTCAAGTTTGATCCGAAAAACCAGGTACACATGGAATGGAATCAAGTGATGCTTGAAAAGGAGTCACAGTTATCTGGGGCTGATGATGGCAGCGGTAGAACCATGGTTAGCCGTGCTGAGTTTTCAAACATGACGCAAGCCCAGAGAACCAAGCACTGGTTTCTCACTACCGAGCATCTCATTGAGGAGATTGTTAATGACGCGGCCACTTCGGTTAAGGCTTCAGTGGAAAAGGAGAAGGAACGGCAAAAAAAAATTGCACTGTCGCTTGGTTTTGTGCCTAAGGAAGATTCAGGTAATGGAAAAACAAAGGCGGATGCGACTAAAAAGGAAGACACCAAGAAGGAAGCCGCTCCAGACGCAACTACTAAGCCACAGTCACCAGCTTCTGGTGGTGGCGCAAAGGTTGATGATAAAGCGGCTGGTAAACCGGCTGTCAGCAGTAAGCTTCTTGAGACAACCGCCTCAATTCTGTTTCGTCGTTGATCTCTTTTTCAAAGAGTTAAGTTGTTCTACGCCATACATCGGCAATGACGCCGGATTGGTGTAGAACAAATGGCAATCAGCGCTAATATCTTTGAAAAATGCCTTCCGGCAATTGGAAACAACGTCAATGCGTGCGGGGCGGTCACGCTTTGTGACGTTATCACTGCTGAATCCGACGAACTTACATCCATCTTCACGGATGGTGCTGGTTCCTTTCGTGATCTCAACGCCCTTCTTGCAACTCAGTTCGAGATCAAGGCGTGCGGGGCTAAACAGAACGGGCTTTTCGATTTCTTGATGTCCAACAAGAGGATGATGGGCAATCGAAAGATTGTTCAGCCTCTTGGCCCTGGCAACTCAGAGATCGCTCCTTTTGTTCTAGCCTCTCAGCACAGCGTCATCAATAACGAGTACTGGTCGGTGGTTAATCTGTTTGCGACTGGCGCAACCTATACCATTCACGTCCGAAGCCGCGCTTCCATTCCAATCACAGAGCAGTGGTTCCCGCCGGGCGCAAACTTGTTCGTTAATGGAAGATCAGCAGCTGGAACTGCCCTGCGTGGATCATTCCTGATCGTCAGTTCTCAGGTCTCAACTTTCGGCGGTAATGCCACCGTTTTGATTACAGCTACGGCGCAGAATGACACTCTTGGTTGGGTGGCAAAGGCTGCGTTCTCTGGCTTCACTGGTGGCGCGCCGATGTCTGCTGGTTGGGCTATTCGTGGCTCTGCCAACGTTCAGGATGTGGAGCGCTGGTGCTATAACCGGCCTGCCTTGAATGATCGGAAGCACGTTCCGTTCTGGTGGGAGACTGACCGTTATACGATGTGTACTGACCAGCTTTATGAAGCTTGGTTCAAGCGCCTTCAGGAAGGAAACGAGTACTTCCGGTTGTTTGGTGATGTGGACGCAACTCAGCGAAACAAGCAGCTGGGTGATTTGTGGCAGCGGGAGTGGTTGAACAAGTTCTTCTGGAACAAGCGCATTTCCACCAACCAAACACTGGCTGCTTACCGGTCACTGGCTCAGGTAACGACTTGGAGCAATACGACTCAAGGTCTTTACACTCCAGGTGAAGGTCGCTGTGTTGGTCGAAAGGCCAATGCCATCGGCATCTACGAACAGCTGGCTGAGTGCGGTCAGGTGTTCGATCTCCAGAATCAGGTCCTAAACCTGGTTGAGTTGTTCGAGAACCTGATCTATCCGATCTGGCGCGCTCGCGGTGACCAGGGTATTCCGAACGATACCATTGAAATCTTCACGGATTCGTTCACTGCTTCGCAATTCCAGCGCGGCATGATTGAGTACTACAACACCCGGTCTGACGGCTTGGCCAGGTTCATGATTGATACCAAGCAGGTGATGAGTGGCAAGATGGGCCGACTTGGTTTCAACTACGATACCTACAAGCTCCAGTACCCGCAGGTGGATATCCGTATCGTTACTCATCCGTTCTTCGACGACATGGCCACGGCGGCTGTGGCTGAGAACATTGGCTCTACTGGCCGGTTCCTGTGGATCTTGGACTTCACCTCCATTTATCCCGGCGTAATCACGTCCAACCGCAAGGTTCACCGCACTGGTGAGATTGAGGAGCTGGCCAAGGTTGACCAGGACTACGCTTGCGTGATGGAGAACCCAACGCAGGAGATCAGCTTGAACTCGCTTACCTGGACTGCGGTTCTGGAATGTCCAGCCACCAGCGCAATCGTTGAGAACTTCAACGCCAATGCCATTCCAGAGGGTGCTGCGTCTCAGTATCCTTACGACTTGTATCAGGTATAATCTCTGGAAGCCTAACCTAGCGGGACTGGCCCCGGAGTTGTTCTTGCAACTCTGGGGCTTTTGGTTATTGATTGCTTATGCAACGACACTACAGGAAAGAAATCCCGGAATCTTCAGTCTTCATCGCTGGTCATCCGATGCGGTTTGATATTCTTGAGACAGAAGATCCAATGCTCATTGCAGAGCTGGACAAGTGTGTGGCTCGCGGGATTGGTGGAGTTATCCAAATCACTCCAGAGGAATACGCGGAAGAAGTAAAAAAAAAGGAGCAGTGGAAGCTATTAAACTCCAGCTCCAAGCCGCAGCATCGACAGGAAATATCAGCCCTCCGGTTGGACGCAAGGCGTGTTGTGGAGGCCGTAGGTAATCCTTCCCCAAAGATCGGTCAGTTTGCCAAGCCGCAGATTCCAACCGATGGGCACAGGCTTGCTTCTCCACCCAAGGAAATGCCGGAGCCAATTGAGGTTCCTTCTCCGGACAGTTTCGTTATCAAGCCACCACCAACCATGCGGGCATCAGACGTTAAGACGAAGGCGGCATGAATTCACGTAGATCATTTTTCAGCAAGATTACAGCAATAGCTGCGTCGTTGGTTTTGGCTCCAGAGATTGCCTTCGGGGTAAGGCTTAAACTTGGAGAGGCTAGTCATGTAATTACGACGGATGAGCAGGTTAACCATACCAACACTTACTGGAACCAGACAGATCGTTATTCGAGTTGTTACGATGCTGAGTATTTGAGAAAACTAATCAAGATGTAATGCCCATAGAATACGTTCCATTTTCAACTTTCAGGTCAACCGTCCAGTCGTTGGTTGCTCCTGAAGCACTGGCGGAAGAACTGGAGATTCCGTTTCGTCATTGGGTGTCGTCAGCCCTGGCGGACATCCAGCTTCTTATTCCGTGGTACCGGACGTTCAATCTTCAATTCGTCACCAAGGAGATGGTCAATGAATTCTGCAATGCCTCCATTTTTGAAGGACCAGTGGGAAAGATCACACAACTGTTCGCCTACAAGCCCGACATCGATTGCAAAAAGTTCTACTACAAAAGAAGCAGTCCGGCAGCTCTTGACTGTTGGATGGAGAGACAGCGTTGCCTTTGTCCTGCAACCGATCCTCCATCAGACAACCTATATGACAGCCCCTATTGCAATTACGTTCTTGCCGGTGAGCAAGCCTGTGCTGTCCCTTATCTCACGGGCACCGAGGATGATTGCCGGTTCAAGTCTCTTGATGATGATGACCGGATCTTTTCGGTAGGACCTGACTACAAGGTGTTCGCTGCTCCAAGGTTTCCGTGTGGTTACATCCTTTTGCTTCAATGGCAGGGAATCAACCGTAAGTGGAATGACAACGATCTTGTTCCGGTGGATGAGCAGCTGACCGAAGCCGTCACCTCAAGGGTGGAATACAAAGTGGCCATGAAGGAGAAGGACAGGGTTGCCGCCACTGATTGGTTCAATACTTACACCATAGAACTCAGGACTCTAAAGTATCGTTACGATGACGAGCAGGATACTGAGATGAAGCGGGATTGTTCCGGTGCGGTTGAAACGCTTATGAGCACCTTCAAGCCGCTGTACGGTACTCCGATTTACGGACCATAGCCATGCCCAACCCAATCACTCCAGCTCAGTTCTGTGATGCCATTCCTGCGGTAAATGCAGACCTATGCACAAAGTTTACCAAGTGGATGTCAGTCCCGTCACTGCTCTGCGATCTGTTCTCGTGGATGTTCAATACTGATGGAACGATATCACAGGAGGTTCAGGAACAGGTTGCAACCTTCGTGGTGCCAACCGGTGGTTACATGTATTTTGCCACGCTTGATGTTGGCACTGGCTGGCTGCTGGCTGATGGAAGTGAGGTTGATCGGGTTACCTATGCCAACCTGTTTGCAAAGATTGGGACCCTGTATGGATCTGGAGATGGAACTACGACTTTCAACCTTCCTGATGGAAGGAATAGATCCCTGATTTCTGTTGGAAGCTCGTATGCATTCACTACTAAATATGTAGGCGAGGCTACTCACACCATGACGGAGTCAGAGTTGGTTCCGCACACGCATACTTGGGATGGGCCTGAATCAAGAACCGAGGAAAAAGGTGATGGTGCTAATAACGTCTGGAAGAATTTAGATCCAAACGCTATTACCGGAAGCACTGGAAGCGGAACGCCGTTCAATGTTGTCCATCCTTGCGTGATTGGGTATCTGCATATAAAAACGTGATCAATGCCAGACTTCAAGACTATCACGCTGAGGCCCATGACCGGGGTCTTCGACACGTTAAGCTCTCCGGATGAAGTCGGATTTGGGAATTGGAGGCTGGTCAAGAACGCCACTACAAGGGCTACCAGAAATCGTCAGAGAGCTGGTGGCTGGAGAAGGCTGTTCGCTGATGATGAGCCATACAATAACCAGGACCTTCACGATCAGCTGGTAGACCGTCTTGGTTTCTACGATAGCTATGTAGGTCATTCTTCAGGTGGAGGAGATCAGTCAGGATACGGTTATCCTTACTTTGCACCATCGTATCAAATTCCGGGGTTCTCTGTTTTCCCTCCAGCCAGTGGTCCGTACTGCCCGGTTTACATTGGGGATTTTCCAAGCGGATCTTACAACGGATGCCCGATCTTTTATCCATTTGTTGGCTATCCGTATGTGTACTTCGATGGAACATTCGATGCCACTGGAGCTAGGGCGCATTGGCGGTTGGACAGCGTATCAGGAACAACTCCAGATGCGTTTGGTGGACTCGATCTGACGGATAACGGAGGCTCTACTGTAGAGGCTGGGGTTATAGACAATGCTCTTGTCTTCGATTCCGGTTCCTATCTTTCCAGCTCAAGCACACAGTTTCAGACTGGCAACATACTATTCGGATTCACAGGGTGGATTAAGAGAAGCTCAGCCGATGCTGGTGGAGATGTGGTCATAGGAAAATGGGATGGAGCTGGAGCAAGGGAATACCGGCTTGATATCAGTGGCGGAAAATTAAGGCTGTCGGTCAGCTTTGATGGAACAACGCTCACCGACTCTGTCATAGATAACTTGACTCTTGATTTGGGCGATTGGGTGTTCTTCGCCTGTTGGCATGATCCTGCTGCCAACACCATAAACATCAGGACAAACGGAAACACCACCGTTACCTCTGGTTATCCATTTGGAGTGTTTGCTGCTGGTGCCGGTGATTTTGTCATTGGCAGGAACCAGGAAACTCCAGCATCCACACTTAGGGGTTCCATAGACTCCGTCACGTTTTGGAAGAACGAATTCCCAACAGAATCAGAACTTGATGCGATGTATAATTCGTCGGCTGGTGTTGATTATCCATTCACCAGCCAGGGAGCTTGCGATACAGGATCTCCATTCTATTACTTTCATTCCTCTCTATATACGTCATGCCCAGTGGCTTACGATCCGGCTCTTGTTGCTGGTTATCCGTATGGATATCCATTTAACACTTACTATCCATCGTTTGCTTATGACTATGTTTTTTGCGGGGATTATCTCCACCTAAGGCAGGGCTGTCGTGAGTCCATTACGATGCTGAACGAGATCGTGGTGTCGGATGCTCGCAAATTGATCGCGGCAACGATGAGTAGGGTTTACGAACTAAATCAGTCTTCCGGCAGTTGGAGGATTCTCGTCGATGGTCTTGGCAACGCTGGCTACACAGCGGATCAATGCACATGCAATGCAATCCGTGGTGTGTCTTCAACCATGGGGTCGTATCTATTGTTCACTAATAACATAGATCCTCCGATGATTTATCTACTGGGGGATGAGTCGTCTGGTTGCTCGCTTAATGCCATGAGTGCAATCACAGATCTTGATGCTCTTGGCATCAGCAGGGCTGGTGGAGTCATCGTCTGGAGGGGATTTGCGATTTGGTATGACATCACAGAGGGTGGTGACCGGCAGAGTGGAACCGTTATCTGGTCAGATCTAGAAGATCCGAATTCATATATTGAATCAGATACAAGCTTTGCTGGGAGGGCTACAATTGCTGTTGGAGAAACAATTCTGGCTGCTGCTCCGCTTGGTAACTGGTTAGTGCTCTATACAGACAAGAGCATCATTAGGGTTACGCTGGTTGGTGGTAAAGATGTGTTCAACTTTGAACGCATTTATACCGGAGGCAATGCGCTCAAGTATAAGTTCTCGCTGGTGAATGGCGGAGACTTTCATCTCTATGTTGGTGAGAGTGACATATACGTTTTCACCCAGTTCGATACAAGACCAATCACGGTTCCGTGGATCACAAGAGCAGCTGGTTTCATGTTCAACGGAATAGCTGAAGATGATGCTACTTACCTGCCAATTAACAAGGAGGCTTGCGATCTTGTTACAGGTGGCTGGAGCGAGGAGAAACATGAAGCATTCATTTCCTGGCCAACTGGAGAAAACATCTGCCCAGATGTAACGCTGAGATTGAACATGAAGTTCGGTGCTGCCGATCTTGTTGATCATGGCTTCACCGCGTTTCTTACTTTCCGTAAAGATGAAAGACCAACCGTTGGTGAGTGGCTTGAAGACATGGGCATTTGCGCTCGCGGAACACAGGTAGCTGTTGGCTTCAAGGATGGTCATGTTTGTGACGGAGATCAGGATGCTGTTGTCGATCCTCCTTTATACCTTCGCAATCCAACTGAAGATCCAGATCTGCCTATTCATGCTGACTCTCTTTGTGCTGCTCTTGGTACCAGGACTCTTGATGACTTCTGTAGGGACTGTGCCGTTAGGGCTACGTTCATCGCCGCCTCTGCTGAGGACTTTACGCTGAAGCAGTTAGAGGATGATATTTACTACAGGGAGATGCTAAGATCGTTTCAGACCTGTGGAGAAATAGATTTTGGTAATTATTACGGTCAATATCTTGGTTTCGGGAGTGAAAATACAACTGTATCTTTGGATGAGTGGATCTCAATTGATCAATTCAACTGCGGATCGGTAACGGTGATAAAGATTGATAAAGTAAGTGTTAACTGCGAAGTGGTTAATGTAACTGGCGGGTCAATTGACGATGGCGTATTTAACACAGTTTACAGCTACCAATTGATTGCAACTGGAGGAACGGCTCCGTATCATTGGGTTTTGGTTTCCGGAGGACTTCCGGATGGCTTAAGCTTAAGCCAAAGTGGAATTATTTCCGGAACACCTACAACCTTTGGTGATTTTTCTTTTTCGGTAAAAGCTGTTGATGTTTTTGGTAATTCCTGCACGCAGAACTTTGGGTTGTTTATAGATTTGAATCCAGATCTTTGGCTTAAAGCAGATGCAATTGAGGGTTTGTCTGATGGTCAAAATGTTGTTACTTGGATTGACTCTTCTGGAAACGGTCACAATGCAACGATAGGATTTGGGTCTGCTGACGTTAATCCAGTTTATAGAACAGGATTATTGAATGGATTGCCTGGTGTGGATTTCCAGGTGCTTGCGGGTTTGAGTGTAAACTCGTCAACATACGCTATCAATTCTCCAAATCCATTCACGGTTATCGCAGTGATTCAAAGTACCAGTAATACCGTGGCAAACAGGCGGGCAATTCAATCTGGTGCCAATATAGAAAATTGGATGATAGGGCCATATTCAGGAACTTGGAGAATGTACAACGGAAATTTCATAATAGGTCCAGCAATAGATCTAAACCCACACTTGGTAGCATGCACGCAAAACGCTGCTGGAGCCTCTTTCTATTTAGATGAAGCGTTAATAGGATCAAATGTTCCAACCAATTGGATTGGAATTGTTGGTCTTGGGAATAATTATATTGGAGAAGATTTCTTGGGGTATGTATTTGAGCTGATTGTGTTCAGCAGGATACTCACTTCGGATGAGATAGGATATGTCTCAGATTATCTAAATGTTAAATGGGGGTTATGATATGGCTTCATTTTGTACACCTAGTGGAGATATTCTAATTGAGGGCGTTGATTATGAAATCGACAAAGCAGGTGGGAGGGTTCGATTTTTGTCAACCGGACAACTTTCTGGAATGGTAAGTGACGATTCCATGTGCGGAGTTACTGTGGAATTTTGCTGCTCTAATTGTAATCCCGAGTTTCCGTATGCCTGCGATCAGTCATGTTATGTTCACGACGGATACGACACCGTGTTCCAGGAAGGCTCTGAAGCCTATCGTTCCGGAGATGAGAAGATGATTAAGCGGGTTCAGGTAGAAGCTGAGCCGCTGCCTCAAAGCACACCAAGCCCAATTGAAGCTGACGTAGCTTACGGTTCTCAGCCATCTTGCATGACATGGGTCAGCACCAGAGTTCTTGATTTTGAATGCCAGAGTGAGAAGACAGCCGCACAACACGAAACTCAGAAGACCAGGCCTGACGGCATGTTTACCTTTCCTACATGGAGGCGTGGAATGTATCTCTCAACCAGATTCAGAGTTACCGGAATCGGTGGTGGGGGAACATTCTCCGGATTGCACAAACAGATCAAAGGCTGGGGTCAGGCAGATAATCCATAATGGGCGACGTAAGAACATTGTCTCGGTTAAGCCTGCGGACAGACCAGGTTATCGAGTTTCATTGGGCACCGCTGCCGGAGCCGCCTGCGGAATTCCTTAAGCTTCCTGGGGCAAGGGCCTGGTTTGAGCAGCTTAAAATAATGCGGGAAAGAGATATACAATCCCTGCATAGGTTCGTGTTAAGGTATGAATCGTCAACCACGAATCCGGTGACGCCGCTTCCATGAGTCAAAAAGATGCCAACATGAGGAGACAGATCAACCCTCGTGGTGCTGTGTCTTCTGGCGTCACTGTGAGTGGTGGTGGATCTGGTGGCGTTGGTCAGAGAGGGCCACCAGGCCCAGCCGGTTCCACTGGTTTAACAGGACCCCCAGGTCCAGCGGGTGCTGATGCCGTTTTTGGAAACGTTGACGGAGGGCATGCTGACAGTATTTATGGTGGAACTACTCCACTAGATGGCGGTGGTGCATAATGGCGGTACAGATACAATTACGTCGCGACCAAGCTGCTCAATGGACATCGGTTAATCCAACCCTTGCTCAAGGCGAGCTTGGTTATGAGCTTGATACTGGCAAGTACAAGATTGGGAGTGGACTCTCTACTTGGGTTCAGCTGCCTTACTTCGATGGTGGTCTATCCAATGCCATCTCCATCGTTGCTCAGAACATCTCTGTAGTTAGCAACACGCTGTCTGATTTAATTTCTTCTCACAATGTTCTCAGCAATAGGGTAAGTGCAAACAGCGGAGTAGGTGGTGGGAGTGTTACCAGTACTGAAGCCTCAGCGATCTCTGCACAAGCGGCATCGGCAATCAACGTCGTTTCCAATGCTGTATCCAATGAAGCGTCAGTTAGGGCCAGCGCAGACCTTGCCTTGTCTAATGCTATCTCCGTTGTCTCCAATGTTCTCTCAAACGAAATCAGCGCCAGAGCTGCGTCGGTTCAGACTGCGTCAGCTGCCGCCACATCTGTTGATGGAAGGGTAAATTCACTTCACTTGCTGTCGGTTCGTAATGTTGCTGGGCTATCAGTTCGAGGAGTTGATTCAGTTCTACAAGCTCTGTCTGATAGAATTTCCACCACCTCAGCAGCTGGGACCAGTGCCGATACTCATGCAAACACGGCTTCCGCAGCAGCTACCTCAGCTGATGCTCATGCGAATACGGTTTCAGCAAGAGTCGTATCCGTCAGTGCTGAGTTGGCTTCATTAGTTCAGATTGCATCTGCTGCTGCGACCAGCGCAGATGGACATGCCAATACCGCATCCGCTGCCGCAACGTCTGTTGATGCAAGGGTCACTTCTGTTGTAAATTTTTTATCATTAGTTTCTGCTAGAAACGACGATGCTGCGGTGGTTTCTGTAAAAGGATTGCAGAGTGCTATTGACGGGCTTTCGAGTCAAATTTCAGGCCGTAGGCAAGCGGATTCTATTTTCATAGGAAGGTTCGCTTCGATAAACACATTCCTATCTGGAATTTCTTCAAGGTCAGTCGGGAATGTTTCTACACATGGACTTCAATCAGTCGTTAATGCTCTTTCAGGTCGAATAGTTGCAGCCGGATCTGGAAGCGTAACATCTACAGAATTGTCTGCTGTATCTGCTCAAGCCAATTCAGCTATCAACATCGTTAGCAATGCTGTATCAATTGAAGCGAGCATCAGGGCTGCATCTGCGAATGCGCTCAGTGCGGCAGTCATTTCAGTGGATGCCCGCGTATCCAATGAAATCTCCAACCGTGCAAGCGCCATCCTGCTTCTGAGTCTGGCGGTGACATCTGTGGACGCCAGGGTGTCAGATGAGATTTCCAACCGGACGAGTGCCGTCAACGTCGTCTCAACGCTCCTATCCAACACCATTTCTCAGGTTGCATCTGTTAATGCTTTCATCTCTGGAATATCCGCCAGATCAGTTGGAAACATTTCCACCCATGGATTACAAAGTGTGATCAATGCGCTATCCAATCGCATTTCTGCTGTAGTCGGAGGAACCGGCAGTGTTACCTCTGATGAGGTGTCAATTGTTTCGGCTCAAGCCGCATCTGCAATCAGCGTGGTTAACGCCAGAGTTAATTCAGTTAACACGTTCGTTTCAGGAATCTCAGCCAGATCCGTTGGCAATGTCTCCACTCATGGTTTTCAAAGCGTCATCGATGCATTGTCTAACCGCATCTCGGCAGTGGTTGGAGGAACCGGAAGCGTTACTTCAGATGAGCTTTCCGCTGTATCAGCTCAGGCCAATTCAGCCATCAATGTAATTTCACAGCAGGTTTCAGTTCTGTCTGCTGCTCATTCAATCCTAAGCGCCACCGGCCATTTTATTTCTTTGCAGAATGTAGGTGCGTCTGCTGCTTCTGCTGGAAGTCCAGTCTATGCCTTCACATCTGCTAACACGTTCAAGAAGGCTATAACATCAGCTACTGGAACAAGTGCTGAGCGAATGGTGATTGGCGTTGTTGCTGACACAGCCATAGCTATATCAGCAGTTGGAAGAATTCAGATAGGTGGAAGGATAGAAAGAACCACCGCAGAATGGGATCATGCTACTGGAGATGTTGGTGGTCTTGTTCCTGGTTTTAATTATTATCTTGGACCTGTTCCAGGAACATTGGTTGGAAATACTCCAAACTTAGCAGGCAAGTCCAGGCTAGTTGGAGTGGCGCTATCTCCAACTGAACTTCTCTTGATGATTGACGGGATGGACGATCAGACATCGGTTATTGCATCCGCTTTAGCCATTGCAAATGCCGCAAGCAATGCCGCTTCGGTGGTTTCTGCTAGGGTTGTTTCAGTGAGTGCTGAATTGGTGTCGTTGATTCAGATTGCATCCGCTGCTGCCACGTCTGCTGATGGTCATGCCAACACTGTTTCAGCAAGGGTAGTATCTGTTAGTGCCGAACTTGCTTCCTTGGTGCAGATAGCTTCAGCGGCTGCAACGTCTGTTAATGGCCGTATAAATTCATTACATGACATTACAGTTTTAGCTGTTGGTGGAGTTTCTGTTCGTGGATTGAATTCTGTTTTACAGGCTCTATCAAACAGAATCTCTGCTGCTAGCGGAACCGGTGGTGCTGGAAGCGTAACCAGTACTGAAGCCTCAGCAATTTCCGCCCAAGCCGCTTCGGCTATTAACGTCGTTAGCGCCAGAGTTGTTTCAGTGAGTGCTGAGCTTGCTTCCTTGGTGCAGATCGCTTCCGCTGCCGCCACGTCTGTTAACGGAAGAGTGGACTCTGTTAACACGTTCCTATCTGGGATCTCCGCTAGATCAATCGGAGCGTCCACGCATGGTTTGCAGAGCGTCATAAACGCCCTATCCAATACCATATCGGCAGTGTCAGGGGCGGTGACCAGTGTGGATGCCCATGTCAATACGGTAAGCAATGCGGCCAGTAACGCTCTTTCCGTGGCTAATGCCGCATCGAACGCCGCATCCATTGTATCCACCGCCGCATCGAATGCCCTGTCTGTGGCCAACGCCGCGAGCAATGCTGCAAGCATCGTATCCAATCAGGTTTCCATCGTTTCCAGTCTGGTCAGCAATCTGACAAGCGCCCACAACGCCCTGTCCAACGTTGTCTCAAACATAATTTCTGCCGGTGGTGGTGGCGTCAGCGTGACCAGTAACGAGCTGTCGGTGACGCTTAATAGTTATTCAGCTAGGAACACTGCGGCTGCCTCGATTCATGGTCTTCAAAGTATCGTTGATGCTTTATCGAATCGCATTTCAGCTGCTGGTGGAGGAGGGGGCAGTGTTACCAGTACTGAATTATCTGAGGTATCTGCTCAAGCTGCCAGTGCTCTCAGCGCTCAGTTGGCACTGACCAGGGTGGTAAGAATTGGGAATGCTCAGACTGCAACAACGTCTGCTGCTGGTTACGGAGTAGTGACTGGATTTTCACTTTCGATTTCGGTAAATGCTCATTACATACTTGATGCTCAAATTTTATATTCCACCAGCGTTGCGGCAGCTAACTGCGGATTCCAACTACAAATTCTTAGCGCGACTTGTACTGGTGGAGGATTTGCACTGGTAGGAACCAATCTTGGAAGGAATGCAAATGCATCTGTAATTTCCAGCCCTATATTCTACACTTGGAATGTGATCCCTGGTGCTCAGTGCGCTACTTTTTCCATTCTGACGCCTCAAGGAAATACCATTCCAATAATGGTTAATGGGGCAATTATTGGAGGAGATTTGAAAGGTGTCCTTAACCTGAATGCTAAAGCCAGCGTTGGTGGGCACATGAACATCATGCCTGGTACGTATATCAGGCTGGTAAAGATCGGCTGATCATGAAAGGCATCCTGGACATCGACAAAAAGTATGACGTTCGTTACTGCATCGATCTCTGGCTGCGTGATGAGCAGATCAAGCTAGCCATCGCCCGCACGGACAAACGAATCATCTACGAGGATGTTCTGCGGCCTGAACCTGTGGCGGTGGTGTGTTTCGGTCCAAGCTTGGCCGATACTTGGGAGAAGGTTAAGGACTTCAAATACATATTCACCTGTTCCGGAAGTCACAAGTTTCTACTGGAACGAGGCATAGTTCCGACCTGGCACGTAGAAGTCGATCCAAGAGCGCACAAGGTTCAACTAATAGGAACACCGCACAAGGATGTTGAGTATCTCATCGCATCCACCTGCCATCCAAAAGTCTTCGATCACCTTGAAGGATTCAACGTCAAGCTTTGGCACGTATTCGATAACGCTGATGATGCTTTCCGAATGCTTCCGAAAGGTGACTGGGCGATTACGGGTGGAAGCTCAGTGGGATTGAGGGCGATGACGATGGCCCGTTTCTTTGGGTTCACTGACCTTCACATATTCGGAATGGACGGCTGCGAGGGTGCCACCGGCAAGCACGCTGCCGAGCATCCAAACCAGCCCAAAGATCATTCCATCGTTGAGATCAACGGAATCCAGTTCAGGACTACGGTATCAATGATGACGTGCGCCAAGCAGACGTTCCATGAGTTGAACCAGCTCAAGGACTGTAAAACCAAGTTCTATGGCGAAGGGCTTGTTCAGGAGCTGGCCAAGAGCTACGTACCTGAGCATGTTAAGGGCAGCATCTTCATCGGTATATCAAAGCCTGAAACCATCTCTGCCGATTACTGCGAACTGAACCGTAAGCTTCACAAGGATAACTTGGCGTATGGCGTGGGTGGAGGAAAGCATGCCCCAACAGTGTTGAAGCTGGCGGAAAGCCTGAAGACTCATTCGATTCTGGATTATGGTTCCGGAAAGGGTTATCTGGCCAAGGCAATACCGTTTCCAATCTGGGAGTATGATCCAGCTGTGCCCGAGAAAAGCGAATCGCCAAGACCAGCCGATCTGGTGGTTTGCACTGATGTCCTTGAGCACATCGAACCGGAGAAACTTCATTTCGTCCTTGATGATCTACGGCGATGCACCAAGCAGATCGGTTACTTCGTGATCCATACCGGGCCTTCATCAAAGACGCTCGCCGATGGCAGAAACTCCCATCTCATTCAGCAGAACAAGGACTGGTGGACGATGAAGCTTAAGAAGTTCTTCGTGCTGGCCAAGAAGTCAGTCATGGAAAGTGGTCCATTGCTTTATTGCATAGTATCTCCAAAGCCAATAACAACAACAAAGCCAACCAGGAACATGGCTATTCTAGCAGGAAAGCAATGATATGGCAGAAGAACTGACATTTACAACCCCTCCATCAATTTCAGGCTATAGGGTTTTCAAACTCGTCTTGGATTGGGACCTCCATAAGATCAAGGTCCATCTACGTAACACCTCCAATAACGTTTACATCGTTGCCGGTTACGAAGGTAACACTGCACTCGTGCTGATGAACCAACTTAACACAATGAATCTTTCTACGAATTCGCTGCACAAGAGAATTCTGGAACGTCTTGCCACTGACGGAAAGCTTGCGGCTGGAACCGTTACTGGAACGCCAGACGTATGAAATACAAAATCTACATAGGATACGATCCTCGCGAGCACCTTGCTTACGATGTAGCCAGGCATTCGATATTAACCAGGACCGATCCACGGCTGGTTCATATCGTTCCTTTGGAGCTTAAAAATCTTGGAGATGTATTAACAAGGCCGATTGAGAACAGGGATGGAAAGCTTTGGTGCCCTATATCTGAGGCTCCAATGGCCACAGAGTTTGCCATTTCAAGGTTCTGTATTCCGCTAATCCAGAACAAGGGATGGGCACTGTTCGTTGATTGCGACATAATTTGTCTTGCAGACATCTCTGAGCTGTTTGCTCTGGCGGACAGTAATTACGCCGTGATGGTGGTGAAGCACAATCAAGAGAGTGGCTCAGACACCAAGATGGATGGACAGGTTCAGACGTATTACTCACGCAAGAACTGGAGCAGTGTTGTTCTTTGGAATCTTGCCCATCCGTCCAACAGGGCGCTTACGTTGGAAGCGTTAAACACATGGCCGGGCCGAGACCTACATGCTTTCAAATGGCTCAAGGATGAGGAGATAGGAAGCCTTCCGCAGGAATGGAATCATCTTGTTGGCGTAACTCCTGATTCTCCTGTGGTTCCAAAGATTCTCCACTACACACTTGGTGGTCCGTGGTTTAAGGACTGGAAAAGTGGCCCACTTGACGATGTCTGGAGCCAGGAAAGAACAAAGCTTGGGCAGTAATTAACCTTGCAAGCGGCTGTGTTATATGGAGATTAAAGTTATATGCCAATCTTAAGTGCCATCGGAGCAGGATTCGGAAGCGATAAGGTAACCCCAAGGTATCTTGCGCCGTCACTGAATAAGCCTGCGGTAAAACTTGGCAAGCAGGCATTGGCGTCGTTGAGCGAGGGAGCAGCAGCTGCTGAAGATAAATACAATCTTGGCACTGCAAGGCAGGAAGCTTTGATGGGAGAGCAGGAGGGAGTAACCAGGCAGCTTCTTTCTCGTGCCTTAAACCAAGACCCAAACCAACTTCTACAGGACGTTGGTAGGACAGCCTTCGGGTTCATTGATCCAAACGTGGTGTCACCGCTGTCACGGTTTGACGTTAACTATGATAGACTCGGAAGAATGGCCAGAGGACTCAATCCAGCCGCCATTGATTCAACCGCAGACCGACTTCGCAATGCTCGGATCGCGAGTGGACGCTATTACGATGTGGCCCGAAACATTTACGGGCAGCTGCCCCAGCTCTACAACCAAGTCTTCAACGCAGGACTAAGCAATGCCGATCTTGCTGCTGGTTATTTACCGGCGCTGATGCGTGGATACCGAAAGCTGGATGCGTCTCCGCTTGAGGCTGCACAGCTTGTTTCTGAAGCTTCCAATCTTGGTTCCCAGAATGTAGGCAACATAAATAATGCCTTGAAGTCTGGAGTGTACGGATTCCAAAAGGACAGAAATATCTGGGACCGTCTTGGAGCGGTTGATACATCCATGTGGAACAGTCTGCAAGAGGCCGTGCAGATGGCTGCATCTGTTTACGGTGGATTGCTTGGCGGCGGCGGTGGAGGTGGGCTGGGCGGTCTCGGTGGATTACTTGGCGGCGGCGGTGGTAGTTCTCAGAGTCCACCAAATCAACAACCTGCTCCTGCTTTTATTCCGTATCAACCTGCACCAGCGGCTCCTCCGGCCAACTATCCTCCGTGGCCTTACAATCCTGTTCCAGGATCTCAATCGCAGCCAGCGCCTGGTTACTTTCCTGGATAATTATGGCTACCATTCCTTTCCAGAACTTCGCCTTCACTGATCCTGTAGCCGCTCAGCAAGCCGTACAGATGGGGCAGATCCTTGCCCAGGCTCAGGCTGAGAAGGATCGTAATGCTTCCGCTTTTGCCCGTAGCGTACAGCAACAGCAGATAGCAAGGCAGAATGCAGCCGAGCAGAGAGCATTAACTCAACAGGAGATGGCTTTTCGTTCTTCTGAAGCTGAGAAGGGCAGGGCTGGAAGGATGGCTGAACTTGATAAATCCATTGCTGCTCAAAGCGAATACAACAAATCCAGGTTTGGTGGAGACAAATCAGCTGAGGCTTATGATTCACTCGCTGCCAGGATATCGAGTGAAGATCCGCCTACCGATAGTGAGTTTGAATCATTGTCAGTTGGCATAGACGAAGACAGAAAAAAGAGACTTAGGGATTTGCTGGCCAGCCAGCGCAGAACGCTTACCGCATTGGCTGATGAAGCCAAGACTCTTGCTGATTCATACAACAGATTGTTTGATAGCGTTCTGGTTGGAGAGGACAAGAAGTTCGCTGATTACCAGAAGATATTTAACGCAGACAGGAGGGCCAAGGAGCTTCTGGTAAAAGATCCAACAAGAACCTTCAGATTCAATCCAAAGTACCGTGGTCCACGTCTTGATCCTGTTCTTCCACCTGCTGGTGTTGGAGCGATTCCTCAAGGCGTAACTCCAATAAAAAACCTGTTAGGAGGCGGCGGAGAGATGAGGACAAGAATGCCGATTGGTCCATCCGTGCTTGGTGCTGGTCAGGGTGCGCCCAATGTTCCTCTTAACATTCCCTCTCCAAATCCTTATGCATTCCCGGTTCCTAACGTGGTGCCTGAGGATTTCATTTCAACTGATGTCCCTCCTGTGTATAGATGATTCATGCCCAGACTTATAGATTTTGGAGACAAGCTCGGTGGAGTTGTTTCATTCCCGGATGACGCAACTGACGAACAGATTGTAGGTAATTACAATCAGATCCGTGACAGGGCCTTAGGCTCTGCCAGGATGAATCTACAGGGGGCTTTAACTGAGGTTGAGCGTCAGGAACCAGGCCTTGAGAAATATCTTGTTCGTGGTGGGCTTGCCTTAGGAGAACAAACAGGAGGAGCAGCAAAGCAGGTAGTTGGAAATATAGCCAGAACCCTGGCTGATGTATTTACAATCCCACGATCAGATCTTCAAAGAACTCCTGATGTATCAGATCCAGAGCTTCCGATTAACATATTGCGTGAAGCTGGTAGATCTCTTGAAGAGGAAGGTTCAGCCCAGCGCCGGGCTGCATCAGAACTTGGTGAATCAATAGGCGGTGGTGTTGGTCCAGCTATAGTTGAGAGCCTCGCTGGGACTGCTGGTATAAGTGCTACCACATTGCCAGCCGCAGTGTTTGGTCTTGGTCCTGCCGCTGTGGCTGCTGCTACTCAGAGCTATGCTCTTAATCTTTCTGATTTCAGGGACACGCTGAAAGCAAGGAATCCAAATCTGTCCGAGGATGAAGTGTTTCAAAAGGCTCAGGTTCCGGCAGCTCTTGCCGGTACTGCTACTGGGGTTCTTACTCGTGGATTCGGTGGAGTTGAAAGGTTCGTAGAGAGAATTGCCAGAGAGGGAATTGGCAAGGAAGGCGTTAAGGCTTTGCTTCGCGATGCATTCAGGAGCGCATCTCTTGAGTTTCCGGAAGAATACGGAGATCAGCTTGCCACTGGTTTTACTGAGAAGGCTTTCGTTAATCCGGACAAACCAGTTGGAGAGATATTTAACGAAGCCGGAATGGCTGGTCTGGCTGGGTTTGCTTTAGGTGGTTTAACGACTGGAGCTATTGCTGCTCCGTTTGCTGCCGCCAGTGCTGTTACGGAACCAAGCAGGATGCGTCGTGGTGAGCAACGTCGCCGTCGTGTTATCTCACTGGAAGTTGAACAAGGCAGGTTACTGCCGCAGGAAGGAACACAATATGCCGAAGGCATTAGAACGATCACTCCAACGCCGGGCCAAGAAGTTGCGCCTGGGCAAGAAGAAGGCGGGGGAGTACGTGTACGGGACGTTGCGCAAGACAGGTTGGAAACCGAAGCGGGAGCGCCATTAACCAGGATAGCTACTACTCCTGTTCCTGCCACTGAGCTTGGTGTAGCTCCTGTAATTTCTGCCGTGCCATCGGAACAGGTTTTTGAATCCCGCGCTCCAGTCCGTGTTCCAATTCAAATTCAAAGCGCTGACGGTTCCGTCCGCGAAGGCGAGTTCACTGGTTACTACGACATGCGTGAGCTTGGAAGAGGCGTCATGGCTTCCGTTGGGTGGACGCTTCCTAATGGAACTAAGACCCATGGTATGCTTAGGGCTGACGAGAAGATGATCGGTCCGGTGCCAACGTTCGATGAATGGCAGGCAGGCCAGACCAGCGAACGTCGCCAGCCAGTGCCGGGGCAGGGATTAACTCCAGATGTAATCATAAGCCATCTGGCCACGAGAGGACTTGCTCCAGGAGAACGCATCTTAATTACCGAAGATCCAGCCGGTGAATGGGACGCTAAGAGCGTCTTCCGTGGAAACCAGCTTCAACGGATTGAATTGAATGCCTCCAAGCTTACCAGCACTCAATCCATCGACACCGCCATCGATCATGAGTTGGCTCACGTTGTCTCCATCGATGGTTCCATGAGTCATGTTCTTGACCAGCTTTCAGCAGATGAGAAGGCGGATATCATGGGAGACATGATCAGGCTTGGATACAATCCAACCCTGGTTGAGGAAATTGAGGCTCGTGGTACTGAGCAGCTGGCCAATGCGTGGAAAGGCCGTAACTGGTTTGAGCAATTGATTGGGCGGGTTCTGGCATTGGCGCAGCATATTGGACTTCCGATGACCAGGCTTGGTGCTGAGAGAATTTCAGCCAGGGCTATTCATAATGCTTTCAAGGAAGTTCAGGCTCAATCTCAGGGAACGATTAACGAACAGGGAGAAGTCCAGTACGAGAGCAGGGTTCCTCAGTTCTTCCAGACCAGAAAACAGGTAGAGGCTGCGGTTCAGAATCCAGGCATCTCAGCATCCCAGCAGCAGCAAGCCAGAGACTTGGCTGCCGTTCAATCAACGATGTCTCCTGATACAATCGTGGGCTGGTTGATGCAGACACCAAGAGATCAGTTCGAGCGGTTTGCCCAGAAGAAGTTGGATTACATCGAAGACCGTAGGCATCTCAGTAACTTGCAACAGTCATTGGTGACTATGACGACGGCTACTCCTGACGATGTCAGGGCTAAGGAAGTATCAGGTGCTCAGATCCTTGGTCATTACGGTGTTGATCGGGCCATGGAGCGGAAGATTAACAATGAGCTTGAGACTGCCCAAGGACCGTATGCCAAGGCTGTAGCCAAGCTTGGCAAGCTGAACATAAATCAGATCAAGGCCAACTTCCTGACTGCTCTGTTTAATCGTTTAACTTCAGATTACAGGGTTTATCTCAACGACAAGATAGCCAATGCTCCAGCTTCCGGTAACGTTCAAAGCCAGTACCGTCAGGCTCTGGCCAACGCTGAACGCAGGCTTAACGATCAGGTTGCTCCACCGATTGCGGTGCAGCGGGCACTGTCTGCCATTGCGGCAAACCTTCCGACCAACCTTCTGGTTCAAGGAACTACCAACCAACAGATCGTTGATTGGGTTAACCAGCAAGGCGTCCTGTTCAATGTAGTTGGTGATGATGTCCGCACCTGGCTGTTGATTGATGATGGCTCTGGTTCACCGGCACTGCTTGGTTATACCAGGTTGTTGGAGGACATGAACACGCTTCGTGACCTTTTGCTTAATCAGCAAACCATTGAAGCAGACATCAAGGCTTTCGAGAATTGGTTCAGGCCGTCAGGAAAGGCAAAAGCTGTTTCAGCTAAGAAATTTGCTGAAGACTATTTCAAGTTCAGAACAGCAAGGGATAAGGCGCTTGGAATTGTAAAGGCCATCAATAAAGAAATCGACAAGCTCGATCTGCAAATCCGTGGGAACACCATAGCCAGAGACAGGCTTCAGTCCATGATGGTGGAGCCGAAGTACGTATCCACAGTAAGGGAAGCTGCCAGGGTCGCCCACGTCGTTGTGCGGGCCTTGTACGATTCTCAGGATAACAAGACCGGTCTCATTGAGCGCGACAAGACGGTAGGTCGCTGGCGCATGACTGGTCCATTGACCAACACTGAATACGTCGTTGATCTCTATCCATCATCGTCGCAGGAACAGGCTAATCGAACTGCCCTGATGGAATTCGTTACTGAGGCTCGTCTGTTTGCGCAACAGAACATGGATTCCAACCCATTGCTTTCTGATGAATATAACAACCTGGCTGAATACATTGAAAGGTACCTGGTTCATCCATCATTAGACCCCGCTCAGGGATTCATACAAGATCCATGGATGGGGATTCCTGGAACCAACATAAGAATTCCATTGGACCCATTCGACATGTGGAGTGCTCTTACTGGTCCACTGTTCAGGACTGTCAGGGACACTCTGGAGAGGATTGGTGGAAGAGCTGTTAAGCAAGCTGTCCTGGATGGTCATGAGCTGGACAGGACCATGCGAAGGGTTGAGGCTGTTAACGCCAACAAGACGTTTGGTTATGCTGCTCAGGTAAGTGCGGTGTTGAAGGCTATCAAGAGCCATGGCTGGAACCATGACCAGTTTTCAAGGTGGGATGAGGAAGTTGCTGAGCGAGTCCTTGCCGCTGGTCAGAACAATCTCGGTCCATCCTACGAGATTGGAGATACCATCATCGGTTCAGGTGTTGTTCTTACCAGGGAAGACGTGGATGCCATGAAGCTGATGAAGCAATGGGAAGACGCCGTACTTTCCGCTGCTCCAAGGCATGTCATGGAACAACTCGGTGACCTTGGAATTTCAAGGAAGGCAATCGGAAGCGGCAGGTTTACAGTTGCTCGCGTAGCAGCTCCATGGACACACCAGTTCATGATCGAATGGGCGGACGCAAAGACTGATGACGCCAAGTGGAATCTTCTCGGCAGCGAAGAGAACTTCAGGAGGATCATTCTTGGTTACTTGGGTGAGTTTAATCCTGAGTTCTCAAGGATGAATCCAGCCAGTCCAAATAAGACTGAGCTGTTTGAGGTTTACCGGAGGCTGGCCCTGACCGAAAAGATGGGGGTTCAGTCGTTTAACAACATTGATGATGTCCTTGATTTCGTGGCCAATGAAATGGTTTCAAGGAACATCTCTCCGGATTTCACCACAGCCAAGACATCCGCACAGAAGGCCATGCTTGCGGACATCAAGGCGTTTATAACCGCATTCGAGAATGGGGTTATCAACTACAAGTCTACAGAGACTTACGGTGGAGTTCCGCCTGCGGTGATTCAGTCCTCCACGGCAAACAATTCATTCACCACTCCCCGTGGCCAGCTGGTTGCACCTTCCACGTTTTACACCTACTCGACTGCTTCAGATGGCAGAAGGCTCAGGCACGTTGGCAGTCTCAGGTCATTGCTTAACCTGAAGCTGATGCAGTCAGGCAGGGAGGCTATGGCTTCAATTGGAAGCAAGAAGACCGAGATGGATGAGCAGATCCAGAAGATGGTTCGTTCTGGAATGCCCAAGGGAAAAGCCACATCAATCATTCTCAAACAGACAGCAAAGGATCGTAAGGCGAACAAGATTCGCTACGACTACAAGGAGCTTGTCACTGCATTGTCCGGGTTGGAGAAGGTGTTTGGAAGCCTTGAAAGATTTGAAGCAAGCGTATCGGAGCATTATGAGCATGCTGGTGTGGCTGCTCTTAATAATGTATTCGGAACGGTGAAGTCGTTCCTGCTGTCGTCAACCCAGGCAATTACCACAAACTACTGGAGCGGCACATTGCTTGGTCCAGCCATATTTCATTGGCAGGCTGGGCAGTATCTCAAGTCATTACAGGATGTCATTCCTGCTCCTCATCTTTGGAAGACGATCATCGCAAGAGTATCTGACATTGTTGCCAGCAACCCGGCGATGGCAAAGCTTCTGAAGGTTCATGCTCCGCTTTGGAATACGCTGGCAGAGAACATCGTTAAGGCGTCTCATGACTGGAGAAGGATTCAGCAGATAGCTGAACAAACCGGCATGGTGACTCCATACAATCTTGGAGATGTGCTCGCCAACAAGGCTGCGCTCAAAAGGACAGCAGGACGGCTGGAGTCAGCAACTGATTCTGAAACCGGGACAATTCCGTTGATGCAATGGAGTAACGCCTTTCTGTCTGCTCCTGGAGTAAGACATATAGCTGAAGGCGTTAAGGCTGTAGCTCCACGGCTGTTCGATAACATGATTAACTATTCGCTCGTGGCTTCATTTGAGCGAGATATGGACTTCCTGGCAAAGAACGGATGGACAGCATTCCAAGCCAGAGAGACAGCAGCTGCTCCTGGCTATGACTGGAAGGACCTTTCCAATCCTGACAACGTGCTTGTCCCTGGAGATCTTGGCCTTTCATCCCACAAGGGCTTGGATGTCTATCGAAACCTTTTTGCTCCGCTTGGTTCCTTGGATCGTGTTCTTCTCGATTACTATGAGAGAACGAAAACCATGACTCCAGAGCAGAGGAAGAGTGAACCTTTGATTCAAAGCAATGATGACTACGCAGCCATGGCTTTGGAGTATGCAGCTATCACTAACGTAGCCACGGAAACGAGACGTTCATTTGCCTTGAAGGGAAAAGGCTCTGACGGTCTATGGAGGAACATCGTGGGAACCTTCATGGGTTGGGTCACGAACATGACCAAGCAGTTCTCGAAGGCGATGCAGACGCATAGCGCAGATTCAAAAGCGGTATCAATTTGGAGAAACATGCTTGGGCTTGCCACTATCATTGTTCTTCTTTCTGCGGTTGGTGCCTGGAACTGGGAGTTCGGAGATGAATTTACTAAGCTGGTCTATAACCAGACTTCAGCCAGGATTCAGCCAGGTAACATACAGGACGTTGAAACAGGTGTTCTTTACTTCGTTCAGGCCCTGGTTAACACCGTTCCCGTCTTTGGTCCTATGGCTGGAAACCTGGCAGGACTTGCTTTTACTGGAAGGGGTCAGCCATTTGATCCAGCATCGTTAATGCCTGCGGTTGGGTTTGCCCTTGGCACATGGAACACGGTTAAGAGGATTGTTCAGACTGGAGACGCAGTTCTTCCGATGGCAGACTGGTCAAGGCAGTGGATGCCATTCACCAAGATAGTACTTAATCGTGCTCCTATTATCAGCGGCATAGTTGATCAGCAGAACGCAGTTCGTTCACTCAATGCCTCAGCTCCTCCCGGCACAGAAATCAAATGGGGACAACGCGGGGTTGGGGAGATGCGTTACAGCCCGGCCAACGACGAGATCCAGAAGCTCATCTCTTCCGCTTACGATGTCGTGGCCAGGGGTGGAAACGTTACCACAGTTCAGCAAAGACTTAACGATGCCATTGCCGCATACGTGGCTACTGGAAGATCTCAGGAAGACGCATCGAAGGCGGTGGTCACTGCGCTGGCTTCAAAGGAACCAATCAGAATCCTTACTGGAAAGGAGATGACTCCAGAGGAGGAGCAGAGATGGGTCAAGAGAATGACCCCTGAACAGAAGGCCAACTATGATCGAGCTGTGGCGGCATGGGGTGTCCTTGGGCAGGTGACCGGAAAGGACATGGACATGGTGACTGTGCGCGGCAGTGGTGGCGGTAGAGGCGGGGCTTCGGCATCTGCCAGGCTGTCTCCTATTACCGGGCTTCCTCTGACCAGAAGGCGAGCTGGTGGAGGTGGTGGGTTGTTGAGGCTTGCCGGAGTCGGAATATCAGCTCCTTCCACTGGAACCTACCAGGCTTCGGCACTACCAAGGATTAGTCGTGTGAGAAGAGCGCGACGCGCAGGAGCCGGTAGGTCCAGACTTAGAAGGTCTCTCAGAGGAATTTCTGTGCGCAGAAGGTCGCCTAGAATAACAGTCAGAAGAAGAAGGCTTGGAGTTAGAAGGGGTCTTGGATATGTTCGGGCTTGATGCCTCTCAAACTGGCTTTCACCATCGGTGCCTACAGACTGATTGATTTCGTATCCCTTGGCATAAGGCAGATTCAAAGGCTTTCACCTGATTCACCAATACTTGTAAGCGACGATGCCTCTCCTGATTCATCTCACATGATTAGGATAACCAATGAACTTGGGGTGAATTACAAGTGTTCAAAGATAAGGCGTGGGCATTTCTCAGCAGACTTCCAGGCGCTGGTTAATGCGCTGGCTTTTGCTGAAGCTGCCGGGGCCGATGTGGCTGTTAAGATCTCACAGCGAACCATCCTGAGAAAGCCTGAGGCAATTGATGTAATACAAAAAGTGTTCTCTGATCCTAACATCTGCGTGGCTACACCAGGTCAGCCAAAGCCGAATACAAGTAACCGTGCTTCCAAGGGATTCATGGCGTTCACCACCCTGTCCGACATGGTTATGATTCGGGTTGGATGCATGACGCCACAGGATCTGCTGATCATGTACAGGGAGAGGCTAATCAGGGAGAAGACGCCATGGGCCAGCTTTATAGAATGTACTGTTGATGACCTGCACAATCGAAAGTTCAGCGGCAGGACTGTCAAGATTGAGGAGTTTACCAACCCAACTGAAGATCCAATCTACCTCCGCAGGTATCAGGCAAAGGAAAAGGATTACAGGGATCTGGCGATAACCCACGGAACCAACGGTAGATTCCATCTTGAGGAATGGGGGCAGATTGAGCGCAAGGATTACCGTTGCCGTCCACTTGTCATTTAACTACCGTCACCACATGCCTGCCTTACTTCAGGAGTTCACCAGCACAGGGTCCAAACTCTTCTGGCACCAGGAAGCCATGACCAAGTTAAAGAATGGTTAC